AATATAAATCAATATTTTATAACTCTACTGCTCGCTCGGTCCCACATTTGGTCCCACACTCAGGCGCTGGTCGTCGGCCAGACCGATCAAGACGCGCCGCTCGGCTTCGGCCAGCGCCGCGGTGATCGAGATGCTGGTGGATGACACGCTCACGTCCATCCGCTCTGCGTATTTGCGAGGGTAGAGCTTCGCCGCCGCCCATTTCCTAACGTCGACCTGTAACCGGCGGTGGTTCACCCACGCGCCCCGCGACGCGGGCTCCAGATCGGCCGGCCAGCGTTCGTCTGCCAGTTCGATGATCTCCTCGGCCAGACGATCCGCGCGATCCTGACAGGCGTCTTCGTAGGCATCCCGGAGCGCCGGGTAATCCCTCAGCTGCTTCCTCGCCCACGCGTAGCTTGGCGGGTCCGGTAGCCGGCGCAGCGCCTCGGTGAGGCTGGCCCCATCGGCGATCATCTCAAGGACGGCGGGCCAGATCAGGTCAGGTCGGAGGATGTTTTCCATCTGTGGTCCATGACGGGGGGGGGGCGGCCGAGCGATTTCAATTGTACATCAGCAGACCCCACGAACAAAATTTTTTGTGCCGAGCTTGCACCAGCGCAATGTTATCGCGGATCCTTGATGCGGGGACAGTCACATAGAGGCGCTCTTTGTCGAGCCGACGGTAGCGTTTCGCGGCCCATCGCCTGATGGAGCTGGAGGTCGGCGCGGTGATGCCGCCGCAAAGGCGCCGGCAGACCCCTATTACCGATGACGAAGTGATCGTCGCAATCGACGAATGTCTTCAGTAAGCTGCCCGGACAACCGGACGACGAGGGGTGTAGCCTTCATGACCACAACCCTTCTGAATATAAGCTCTCTCAGCTGAATCGAGCTCACCCTTCAGTAAGGCGATCTGATTCGCATTCCCGTCATTGCCATGGATCAGGAGCCCGCCGGTTGCAGCAGCCGTTGAACCAGCAGCGACGCCTGCAATGCCGAGCGCTTGCGCGCTTGATCCGACGGCCGGAGCGCCGCCTCCGAAGAAGAAGGGACCAGCTGCCGCGCCACCGAAGGCTCCGGCTAGTGCAGCTCCCCCGATACCAGCCGTAGCAAGTCCGGCAGCTGCAACACCGGTTTTGATTGTATCTTCTCTGGCTATCTGATCCTGAACGCCTGCCAGCTCGGTTAGACGTCTCGTGATTCTTTGCATCTCATCCGATAGTTGAGAGCAGCCATAATTCCCATAGGTTCCAATAGGAACATAGCTCTGGACGATGTGAGGGGTTGGCGAAGCGCAACCAGCAAAGCTGGTCGCGACCAACGAAATAATTACTATTTTTCTCATGTTCATGGCCTCGTCCGCAAATTATCTCTGACCTTTTCTGAGGAAGGACGGTCCGTTTTTATGGTTAATGAACTGTTAATAGGGTAATAATTAAATGATGTTCATGTAATTTCACACAATAAGTGTTGCAGAATGGCCACATCTGCAAGCGCTACGCCATTCAAATCTAATTTCAGTATTTTTTACTCATAGTCGAATCATTGAACATCTTCGACGCCATCCGGGAGATCCAGCTAAGTCTGGCGGAAGCCCATGCCGAGATCGCACACCTGCGCTGGACCCATGACCATTCAATGCTACACGGCCCGGTTTGCGATGTGGACGTGAAGGAGCATTTCTCTCGGATCGTGGTCGGCGAGAATGTCCACGGGGATCGATCGCTTCACCGGCAGGCCGCACGTAATGACCAAATGAGAATTGTCGAAATTAGCTGCTTGCGGAGCAAATTGGAGTGATAAAACACGAAACTTATACGCGCGGGGGCAGGCCAGTGAGGTTCCGGCCTCTTTCCCGGCCACCGGCAGGAAGGCCAAGATCAGGCTTATCTGTATACGCGTCAGAGCTGCTGCCCAGAAACCGGCGCGTCGGGTGGTCTTTTTATGGTCGGGTGGCCTTTTAGTCCTGTTTTCAGGTTTTTCTAATTCTCTTTCTTTAAGAGAAAAACCCAGAAATAGCTAAAAAGGCCACCCGACCATAAAAAGACCACCCGGCGGTGGTTTTAGGAGGGGCGCAGATGTTGAAAAGCCTCATCCTCTCGGCGTTTGATACCGAGGTAGAAGCCCTGCCCTCTGCCACCTCGGGCTATTCCACGCTCTTCCAATTTTCTGGTTAATGAGTTCTTGGACATGGGGCGGTGGCCGTTATCCTGAGCCCATGTCTTGTATCCCTCGAAGGCTAGCTTCGTCTCAATACGAGCGTCGGCTACCAGAGCCATTTCTTCTTCAAGCCATCCCCCTACAATGTCTTGCTCAGACCGATACCCGGCGGTGGATTCGCGAACACTTATTGGGATGCGGAGGCGCCTGGCGTTGCTTGAGTAATCTGCAAGCCCTGCTAATGCCCAGTTCAATATCCCGGCGCCCTCGGTCTTCAGCTTTGCCAAGAGGTCTGGATCGCGTCTCTCCTCCGGGATCGTCACAGGCCAGCCGATCAAAAGCAGCCTGCGCCAGACGCCCTCGCCCGTCTCACGCACAATCGGGCGATGGTTTCCTGTCATAACGAGGGAGTGCGATGGCGAGAACGATACGAAGTCTCCATGTAAAGGCCGCGCTGTTATCGTATCATTGCCAGTGAGCTGTTTGACCAGGTTAGTGTCGAGGTGTCGCCCCTCCCCGGTCTCGTTACAGTAAGCGAGACGGGCTCCCTTAAGTCGCATCAAGTCTGGCGAGGCGGACTGCGAGTCGCGCCTGCCGCCCATGAGAAGCTCCGTCTGCACTGCGGCGGCATAATCACCCAGCATCCACGCCAGCAGTTCCATATACGTGGACTTGCCGTTGGCTCCATTACCGAACATGAAGAATAGCTGCTGCACGCCCGGCTCCCCGTAGAGGCAAAGGCCCGCAAGTTGCTGCAACAGCCGCCTGACATCCACCTCTGGTTGCACCTCCTCAAGAAACCCGTCGAACTGAGGACAACGGGCGGATGGGTCATACGCCACCCGAGCCCGTTTGGATACGAGCAGACCAGGCGTAGGCTTCAGCAGTTCTCGCGAATCTAGCCTTAGGACGCCATTCGTAACGCCCAGCAGTAGCGGGTCGGTGTCGAAGTCAGCCATTCGCGCCCACATTCCTGGACGCGAGAACCCAATCTTCGCCATCGCTTGCAATCGGGGTAAAGAACAACTCCCGGACACACGCTTGATGAGGGAAGCCCTTAGGGCCTCATCAGTAACCAGCCACGCATCCGATGACATTCTCTTTACGACCGCTTCGGAAGCTGCGAGGGCTGTTTTTTCTCCCGCTGTATTCAGCCAGCCGGACACCTTATCGAATTGAAGGATTTCATTCGTCTCTTGAACATGGAGCAGCTTCCCCTGCCACATATCGGCAAAGGCGCCTGCGTTCCCGCTGTCCCCCGAGCCATCGTAGCGTTTACGGATTGCCTTCTCTTGCTCTACTGGATCAGGATAAGCATCCGTCGGTTCGAGGCGTCCGATGGCCTCTGCCAACTGCTGAGGCAAGCTGCCTGTCAGCGAATTGACGGCAGCCGTGAAGTTGCCTCCATGCTTGAAGTGTACGAAAAGGTCGAAGGCGTCACCCCACCGACAGCCCGCTGCCGCAGCCCCCACGTCCGCCTCGGCGTCAGAACCGGAAAGAGATATCCAGAATTCCGTCCCGTCCTCTCGCCTGTAGAGCCGCGTCGCGTAACTTCCGCTTGTCTGCTTCGGCGAACGCCAGTCATCATCGCGCGAGGGCGATGGCTCATAGCCGCAGGACAGCAGAACGTCAGCCAGCGGATTGGCGGCGTTCCACGCTGCTATGGAGCCGTCGCGTGGCTTCTCCGCCGCCCTCGCAGCTGCTTCTGCCCTTACGGCCTCACGGGCCTTCTCTGCGGCCGCCTCTGCCGCTTCAAAGCGGGCGATCCACTCAGGCGCGAGCCCATCCTCAGGGGTCGCGCCACGACCGTCTACCGGCCCGCCATCATAGAATAGCGGCGCGCCGGTCACCTGGCCCCCCATGCGCATGTCCGGCGCGACATTCGGCAGGTAGCAGACCTGTCCGGGGCGCAGCAGCGTCCGGTCCATCTTCACGCCGTTGGCTTCCATGAAGTCATAGAACCCGTGCATTATCCGGCGCCACCCGGCGTGCGGGCTTGGCTTCGCCAGAGGGATGAGGACGCGCCATTTTTTATTGTCGGCCGTCGCGCTACTGGTCGAGTAGATACGGGCTGCGATACCTTCACCAAAGAATTCGACTACCAGCGAGTCGATATCGTCGGCGGAATGATTTCCCGTGTCGATGTCTGCGGTCAGCGCGACGAACACTCCACGTTCGCGCTGGGCTTTATGGTTTCGCGCGTCGGGTTCAGCGTAGCTGGATGGGATGATCCACTCGGCTTTCAACTTGTCCAACGCAGTCGGTCCTCGGTTGAAGACCTCAACTAGCGTGACAGTGTCGTAACCGGTCTCACGATCCTTATACGTGTCGAAAGCGCCCTTGCCACAGACGACGCGGTAGTTTTTCCATTCGCTGGTCATCGGGAGGCCTCCCGCGAACGCTTCTCTGCATACTTACGGAGCGATAACGCGCGACCACCGCTATATACGAGCTCATTCCTCACATCGAAGACGCTGACTAAGCCGGAGTATGCGAATGGAAGAATTGGTCGGATCTGTAACCCGGAGATTTCCCAACCGATGATCGGGATGTTTTTGTCGTCACCAAACATAACGACAAGCTGTTTATAAGGATTCAGAATTATGTTAGACATTGATGTCCTCATAGTCGTGAGGCCATCGCCGCGCTGGCGAATCTAAAGCCGTTGCTCTGCGATCCCGCGCGGGCAACGGCTTTTAGATGATTCCGTGGTTGAGAATCCGGTTCACTTCCGTCATGGGCACGAGCACGCGCCCACCGATGCGGATGGTGTGAATCTTCTCAAGCCGTGTGTATTTCCAGAACGTCGCGGGGCTTATGCCCACACGCGCACAGAAATCCTTCACGCGAAGCGCAAGTCTATCGTCTGTCATGTTGTCTCCGATGCGTCGGAGCGCGGATGCGCGGTGATACCGCCATCGTCATTTTTACGAGGTGGCCCGACCGCGGCGGAGTGGGTCGGAGCGTCCAGCCTCAACCTCAACGACCCTGCGCCACCGGTCTGTTGAGGAACCTTACCTTTTTGCCGTCAGCTATGGCGCTAGATGACAGACACGCTCTTATTACACTATCTGCTTAATTAATACAAGATTGTCTGGGGCGAGTCGGCATTGGGCGCCCCACGCTTCCATTAACTTCCGCCGTTGCTCCAGAACGTCGGTCCTGCGGTAGGCGCGCTCGACCGCCGATCCGACGACGTGCCCCATCGCCTCTTCGATAACAGCGTTCGGGACGTGAGTTGTTTCTTCTGCCCACGTCCTGAATGTCGCGCGGAAACCATGCGGCACGACGGCTTTACCCGTTGTCGAGTCCAGCCATGTCCCGCCAATACGCTTCAGCAGGGCGAGCATTGCCATATTCGACATTGGCCCACCGGAATAGCCGGGGAATAGGTGCTCACCGATACGAGGCAGAGTGTCAAGTAGCGCCAGCGCAGGCTCCGACAGCGGGACGCGGAACGGCTCACGACGCGTGAGCCTGTCTTTCAGATGCGCAGTGGGCACCGTCCAGACGCGCGCCTTCAGATCCACATCCGCCCACCGCGCTTGCAACGCCGCGCTGCTTCGGACGTTCGTCAGGATCAGGAACTCCAACGCTCGTGCCGCCAGAGCCTCCCGCGCCCGCAGCGCTGCCATGAACTCCGGCATCTGAGCGTAGGGGAGAGACGGGTGACGCCCGCGCGAGAGCGCCGTGGGCTGTTCGAATCCCATCGCCTTGAGATCTTCCCAACGGGCAGGATTGTCGAAAGCAAGGCCATGCTCGTCGCGCAGGCGGATGCTGGCGGCCTCGAAGACACGCCGGATGGCTGGGTACATCTTGCGGGCCACTTCGGGTTTCTTGCGCCAGACGGGCCGCAGCACCGCGACAACATCCACCGTTGTGATCTCGTTCACCGGCCGGGCCAGTAGGGGACCGCAGTAGGCCGGGCCGAGATGCCGCGCCCACTGGTAAGCTACTTTCGCGTTGGTCGTCCGCGCCTGCGCCTCGGTAACCACCTCGGCTGCGAGGTCAGCGAAGGTGGGCACGGGCCGCGCCGCCTTCTTTGTGGCTTCACGAGCCGCCAGCGGGTCCGATCCCTGCGCTGCGAGGGCGCGAGCCGCGGCGGCTGCCGCGCGGGCTGCGGCGAGGCCAACATCCGGGAAGCGCCCGAGGCCCATGTCGCGGCGGCGGCCAGCCATCTGGTAGCGCAGCACCCATTTCCGGCCGCCTGTGTCGGACACGACCAGCGCCAGCCCGTCTCCATCCGTATGGCGCCCCGGCCCGAGCGCCTTTGCCGTCCTGTCCGTCAGCTTGCCCATCGGCAGTCCCACATCTGGTCCCACACTTTGACCAAGATAGTGACAGACAATCGCAGACGAGAGAAGAGCAATTATACCAGAATACCAATGAAAAATGGATTTGTATGATACAACCTCAGAGAGGCGCATAACAGAGTCAGGTGCCCTCTTGCGGCACCAGACAATCAAAAATAATCAATATAAATCAATATTTTATAACTCTACTGCTCGCTCGGTCCCACATTTGGTCCCACACTCAGGCGCTGGTCGTCGGCCAGACCGATCAAGACGCGCCGCTCGGCTTCGGCCAGCGCCGCGGT